GTTAGATCAATTGGAACTAAATATTTACGTTTATCTAATTGTGGTGTATCACTCGAACAATTTGGATTTCGCTCTACGATAACGGGAATTCGGTCTGGATATTTACTCATTATTCTATCAGCTTCCGTTAAATTATTATCTGGATTTGATGATAAAAAAGGAATTTGAAAATTCATTTTCTATTATATCCTAGTATTTTTACTTTGACTTACAAACGCCCGTTTTTGGTTCTACGCGACTACCCTTAGCGCATTTTTTTTTAGATTCACATCTTTTAGTTGTTTTATTTCGTCGACCACGCTTGCATCTAGGTCTTTTTTTCGTAAGTTTATTTTGTTTTTTTGTAGGACATTTACACCTTTTCCTCCTTCCCTTTTTTTTTGTATTGTTAGATGGAGCATCTAATGGTGCAAAGGCAGGAAGAGATCCCATATTATCCGAGATTTCTTCAGAATCAGACGTCATAAATGGTTCTTGTGTAAATGTTTCATCTGGAATTAAAGATGGAGAAGGTGTAACTATAGGAATAGAAGGTGTAACTATAGGAATAGAAGGTGTAACTATAGGAATAGAAGGTGTAACTACAGGAATAGAAGGTGTAACTACAGGAATAGAAGGTGTAACTACAGCGTCGGGTTCGACTGGGTCTTCACTATCAGATGTTTTGAAAGATAATGCATTAGTTACTCTTTCAAGAATACCCTCTTTTTTTTCAGTTTCTGGCGTTGTTATATCGGACATCGAATTGTATATTATACAATATAGGAATATAAAAATAATAACCTAAATATGAGTAATGGAACTTCCTAAAAATATAATCGAAAAACTGGATTACTTCTATAATTCAAATCAAATACCTAATATTATATTTAATGGTTCTTCTGGAAGTGGAAAAACTACAATAGTACATTATTTTCTTAATAAGATATATGATTCGGATAAAACAAAAATCAAAAATAATGTGATGTCAGTAAATTGCTCCCATGGAAAAGGTATAAAATTTATACGCGAAGACCTTAAATTTTTCGCAAAAACCAACTTGCAATCCACTACAGGCGTGAAATTCAAAACTATTGTATTATATAACGCAGATAGTTTAACAAACGACGCACAATCCGCATTGAGACGATGTATAGAACTTTTCAGTTTCAACACACGTTTTTTTATTATTGTAGAGAACAAAGACAAATTATTAAATCCGATTATTTCCAGATTCTGTGAAATTTATATTCCAGAACAAATCGCAAATGGTAAAATTATAAACCTACATCAATATAATTTATCAAATAATATGGATTTAAGTGAGTATTCGAATGCACACATGAAGCGGTTATGTGAATATATAGACACACGCGAATTCACGGACAATCGGAGTTGCTCCAATACAAGTATTGCATTATATGATATGGGGTTCTCATGTATAGATATCATGAACTATATTAAACAATCCGAAAAATGGGACGATTATAATAAGGCTAATATTCAAATGTGTTACCAAAAGATAAAATACGAATTCCGATGCGAAAAAATGCTAATGATGTATATATTGAATTTCATATTCTTACGTGAAAATACGGACTTACATACAATTTCCTTTATGTAAAAAAAATAATGTTCGTTAATATTGATATATTAAAATATACATTGTTTCTATAAAATATGGACGATTTTGTGATCTCAAACTTACAAGAAGCCAGAAATGAATGGTGTAGCAGATTAGTAAGTATATTTACACCTTTAATTATAGAGGGTATTCGGTCAATATTTAACGAATCTTGTAAATTATGTTTAGATAACAACGAATCTGGGAAATACCTAATGACGTTTCAGAATCTGATTTCACGAGTTCCAAAATGGAATGCGAACATTATTGAAGAGGAACGCAAACGTATTATTGAACGTAGCGGTTGTAATTATTTAGATGATTTAATCACTTGCGTCCATATTATTCAATTGAAGGTTCTCACATGTATTCGTGTAGGTAATAGACAAAAGAAGATAGATATTAACACACCGAATTTAGATAACTTCATCCATAAAGTATATATCAACGTTGCTCGTAAGTGCTATACTAACGTCTATTTATTTGAGAATAATATTACATCGGAAAAAAACATATCTCCGCTCCTAATACAACGAAACAAACGAGATCTTGAATTGATCATCCAAGAATGTATATTGAATACTATTAGAGACAGTATTCCAACCGAGGCTATCATCCGTGCATACATGGACGAAGCCGTGGAACAAGAAGAGGAAGTCATCATAGAGAATATTGAACCTGAAGAACCAGTTAAAGAAACGGAAAATACAATAGACAAAAAAGATGAAGCTCTGGAAGATACCCCACAAATAGTACCGTCTATTTCCAATATTGATAACGAACCAGTCGTGACTAAGTTGTCATTCAATGACTATGATAGCGTATTGGACTCTGAAACCGGAACAGTGTCGGATGTAAATGCACCAAAGAGTGTCGATAGATTAGAGGAGATAAGCACAGCAAGGGCTATTCAACGCAAATTAGAAGAAGAAGAAGACGATTTCGATAACGACAAAATAAAGATATTTACCGATAATATTAATTTAGACGAAATGGATGTATTTGATATAAATAAAACCAGTTCAATTGGTGACATTTTATCATTAGATGACATTGTAGAACTCAATTAACCATATCTTGACTGAATGCGTAAAAACGTAAATTAAATTGTTTAACAATTTAATATACCAATGGAAAAACCAATCATTATAACAATTACAATTGCTGTGTTATTCTTCTTTGCGAAGTTAATAGAGATGAAGTTCATTGATAAAGAGAACAAACCACTGAAATTTATTATAAGGGATACGCTATTAGTTTGGTTTTGTTCTTTCATACCTATTATGATTTTTTTCCAAGCGACTGGTCCAGTTGCTGAGATGCTTGGTTCGAGTGATTTTACATCATCAGCTAGTACCCAGATTTTCACAGATGTTCCTGGATTCTAAACAAAATAATAATTTGTAATTTGCTTAGAATATTTTTTTTTTATGCATAAGATGGTATATTACTAATATCCATGTATGTTGACCCACTCGGTATTTTTGTGCTTTTAAATCGACTGAAAAATGGGTAGTTTAATTGATTTTCGGGTGTATGTTCATGAACCGTCTTTGCGATCATTTTATATAACTTGAATTCTGGATATCTCTCATCACCATTTTTTTTATATAATACACTTATTTTCTTATCATCCAAACACCATCTGTGAATGGTTTTCTGAAGCTCATCGCGTGGTTTATCGCCGATTATAAAGTCATATATAGAACATCCTAGACGACACAGATCAAAACTATAATTTGGTTCAATTATAGGGTATTTGCTATTGTAATACGGACCAAAGTTATATTGCGAAGCGGCGTCACCTTTTGGCGCAAAACTATCACTACATAATATTTTTCCTTTATATGTATAAATGCTACGACCGAAATCAATTATCTTGAATATACGCCCGTATGTAGGGACCTTATAACAAATATCATTATACCTATAATATAAGAATTCTTCCTTCGTGGATACATACATGATATTATTAGTATGGAGGTCGTTATGCGTGAATTTATATGCTTTCTTATATGCTAATAATGTCATAATTATTTGAAATAGTACACTTGCCCCAATATCTTCTGTTATTTCATTTTTTGCAAACAATTCGTCTAATGTTCCTTCGCATTTTTCAAGGCAAATCATCTGCACTGGGAAATTATCAACGTATGCAAATATTTCCTCATCCCCATCATCATCCTCTTCATTCTCTTCTTCATCCTCCTCATCATCTTCCTCTTCATCTTCCTCTTCTTCTTCTTCATCGGTATCTTCATTCTCATCAGTATCTTCATCGTCATCGGTATCCTCGTCGTTATCGGTATCCTCATCTTTTATATTTTCATCTTTCAATTGGACATATATCTCTTCCAAAATACATGGATCGACTATAGGTGTCATGACATCTAGATTTAATACATCCGAAATAACATTGCTTTCATCTGATATTATTAGTTTACTGCGATTTCCTCGTGAATTATGGTTTGATATAGAAGATACACGACCTCTATTAATGCGGAACAGATTATTCAAATTATCCAAGAAAAAATTTGATGTATTTAAATATTCATAATCATCGGCAATATTCATCTTAAATTTTCGTTGGACTGCAGAGAACGAACCATAATATTCAATCGAATTTTTTATATCATGGAGTTCCAGTAATTTACTAGATAATAAACAAAAAAAACCATCCACATATGATGCATTATTTGTATCTGCTAATTTCGCAAATTTTGCACCATCTATTGTAGGCAATGTGCGAATATCCATACTTTCCGTATCATACCTACCAATCATGTAACTGATAGGGTCTAATAATGGTGAGTATTTAATAAAAATAGGTTTTTCCATAATTTCATTGGTAGTAATATCAAAAACTGTCGTAAGATTATTGATATGATACTGATGATTTAATTGTACAGAGTTATAATTTTGTAGATTTACATCAAAAAGTAATTTAAAAATAGGCTGATAATACTGAAAAGAATTTAGATGAAATGGGTTATATCCATGTTTCAAATCATCAGATGTAGGGATAAATTGATTTTCTAAATATTCTAAGTTTAGTTTTTGTAATTGATCTATGGATTCTAACATTTTATAATTTTATTCCATATATTATTTGGTGAATTAGAACGTTCAAATCTGTTTTATAATTTATTAGCTAAGTCTATAAGATGACATTGGAATTGAAACGATTTAATATGCGTGATATCACGTTTAAAGCAGACGAAAATAAGGGTCCAGTTGTTGTTCTCATTGGTCGTCGTGATACAGGTAAATCATTTTTAGTACGTGACTTGTTGTTTTACCACCAAGATATACCGATTGGCACAGTTATATCCGGAACAGAAGCAGGTAATGGGTTTTATAAAGAACATGTTCCTAAATTATTCATACATGATGAATATAATACGGTTTTAATTGAAAACATTTTACGTAGGCAGAAAAGTGTAATGAAACAAATGAAAAAGGAAGTTGAAACTTATAAAAGAACTACTATTGACCCTCGCACATTTGTGATTATGGATGATTGTTTATACGATCAGACATGGACACGCGATAAAATGATGAGACTCCTTTTCATGAATGGAAGGCATTGGAAAGTAATGCTTGTAATCACCATGCAATATCCATTAGGTATTCCACCTAATTTGCGAACAAATATTGATTATGTGTTTATATTGCGAGAACCGTATTTGACCAATCGTAAGCGAATATGGGAGAACTATGCCAGTATGTTTCCTACACTGGAATCGTTTTGTGCTGTAATGGATAACACAACAGAGAATTATGAGTGTTTGGTAATTAATAACAATGCGAAATCTAATAAATTGACCGACCAAATATTCTGGTATAAAGCTGAAGATCATCCTAAATTCCGATTAGGTTCTAAAGAATTCTGGGAAATTTCAAAGAGTATGGGTTCTGACGATGAAGATGAAGCGTATGACCCATCGAAAAACCGAAAAGGTAATAAAGGGGCGAATATTAA